TCACGTTGAAGCAGGGCAATGAACTTGTGCGCTACCTTCAACTGCTCTCTATCGTGATTCAAACCCGCCCTTCTTGGCTTTCATCATGCGCCACACCTTGGGGCTGATGGTGCTTTTAGATTTAGGACGGCTAGTGCCAGCCTTACGGCGGGCGTTAATGTTGGCGTATAGACCTGGCTTTGAGTTGTTCATTTCGCGATTGTACCACACCCAGCAAGCAATAACCAACTAGCTACTGTTGCTGGTATTTTTGTTTCCAAAGCCAATAATACTGCCTCTTCCAATCGGTTCTTCTGGTATCAAAAACAACCCCAAGATCGGTTGCATCAAATTCGTGGAACTCAATATCACCATCACCCCTTTGTCTGTGACCCATCATAGCTTGGGACGTTTGGGATGCCTTTTCGCATATCGGTGGAGCATACCCCCCACCATTATATACGGTAGTAACTCTATTTATATGGGGTGGGGGCATGTTGGATGAACATGAAATAACCGTCCCAAACGTCCCAACCTGTACTATATCAGATTTGGTGTCTATATGTTGTGGTTGAGCCATTCTAGCCCTTTCCGCCAAAAGCCTAGCCCTAGCTTCTTCCCTAATCCTAGCCTCCCGCCTTAACACATCCTCTGCCTCTATCTGTAATGCTGCAACGTGCTTGCCTATAAATGTATTCTTCTGCTCAATCTTTAGCGGGATTATAGGCTCTGGTCTGCCCTTGGTTTTGTCGCCAACCTTATTCCATATAATGCTTCTATGCCTCATATCTCCTGGGTATGCGACGCAGGCAAAGGTAGGTCTTTCCTTAAACACTATTAGGTGCTGACCGCCACCATCCCCGCCCATCTCGGCACAGGCTGGGCATCTATATTCATCACCCTTTGATGTGCTTCTGGTTGGAACTCCTCTTAACCACCCGCCACTAAACTTACCAAACAGCTTGCTAGTAATCAGCATTGGCATAACCCTCCTCCTCTTGGCCTTGCACCTTTATGTTTCTGAATCCCTTTTTAGATCCTTGGACGCTATTGCTGATGTTGCTCTGACGCAATTCCAGCATCTTATCCCTTATCAAGTGGCTTAACCTTGAGCCTGCAAGCGGCCTCCAGCCCTTCTCTGCACAATAGAGTCCGTATAACTGCACGAACTCCTCCATCGAAACGACGTTGCCTTTAATCCTCTCTACTCTTTCCTTGATGAAATGATCTACTGATTCAGACTCTGCTAACAAGTTGTGAATTCTTGTGACTTGGCTATCCGCAAGTCTGATGTCCCCAGTTTCCTCGACATCCCTCTGAAGCAAAAGGAATCCTCGCAATGCCCAAGCAAGGATCGCTGGTCCTTCTTCTTCGACAAGCTTCTCTGCGAACCTGTCTATCTTCTTTGCGGGTGGCGGCTGGTTGAATTCAAGCAACAACAACCTCCGCCTCCATGCCTCCACATCTCCCTCTAGGCTGACCCGAAGCTTCTCATTCGCAGTTATAATAATGTTGTAGTTGCCGACAATATGATAGCCATCGTTTATGCCCTTGCCTTCGGCATCCAAGACATCTCCGCCAGTCAATCCCTTGATGACCTTCGCTCCCCCCATTTGCAGGAAGTTCCCAGGCACATCGACTCCAGACAGAAGCGTCTTGGCTCGGTAACGATACAACTCAAACTGCTTGTCCAAGTGTTGCGTTCTTAACTGAGCCATGTTCTCCTTGCCAGCCAGCAAGTGAACCACGTTATGCAGAGTTGACTTCCCGCCTCCAGCCTGTCCATAAAGAACAACGAACCGCTGTATGATGTTCGTGCCAAACAAACACATTCCAAAATACTTCTGGAATATCAATAGATCGTCCTCGTCTGGCAAGGCTGGAACCGCAAGTTCAGCCAAGAATCTTTCTGGCACAAGATCAAGCCCCTTGAATTCAACTGGGCATTGATTCCTAGAAAAGAAATCTGGGCTAAAGTCATGCTCCTCAATCTGACCCGCCTCAAACTTTATGAAGCGGTTTGAGCAATGCACCCCTGGCACTTTGTGCAACGTGAAGGCATCCTCATGCTCAACGATCCCGCGCAATTGACGAACAATACCAGACAGCGAATTATCGCTCCTCATGTGTTCAATCTCTGGCCTAGATTGCTCCCTGCTGAATCTGAGTATGTCCCTACTAATCTCTTGCTTGATCGCATCCTCTGACTTGACCCGCCATATCCCGCGCTCCCTCTCGTACTCGTAGAAGTCGCACTCCTTCGGCTCGTAAAGCACCCGATGGTCGTATTGGTATTTGCCAGCCCAAAACGGCTGATTCAATGAGACAATGTATTCGTTCTGCTTCTTGTCTTTTATCTCCTTCCAAGGCTTCCCGAACTCATCAACAAGATTGTTGTAGGCACTGTCAACCTTTATCTTCCACGGTAACTCCAAGTGATTCGGCCAAACGATGTCATCAAACTTAATTGTGACTGGCCTTTCTGGAACAACCCAAACATAGGGAGATCCGCTTGGATGCTTCCCGTAGATAACCGTCTGGCCTCCATCCGACCTCCACTCGCCCCAATCATTCATCTTGGCTAACGGCGGGAAATCGCCATCCATTCTTACCCAGAAGTTCCTGCCCCGCGATCCTCTTGTTTGCAAAGTCTTCGCCAAGGATGGATTTAGCTTAACAAATTCTTCAGCCGACTCGTCGCTGTCAATGTCAATAGAGCATAAGCCTCCACCAGCCTTGCCTAACAATACGCCGATATTGCCAGCCTCAAGCCTGCGGATATGATCCTGCTTCCTTGCCGCAATCGGAGTTGTCTTCTGCCATCCCGCATCCCTCGGCCTCTTCTCTCCAATTGGTATTGGTAGCAAGACGCAGTCCTGCCCAAGGAATTCCATTAGCTTCATTACTCTTTCTTGTGTCATGCTGCCCCCTCCTCCATTAGTTGTTTCAGTGCTGTTGTTCTGCCTTCAATAAAATTCCCAGTTGTCAGCGTTGCTTCCATCTCATCCCTGTAGCATTCATACCCATACCAATAATCATTTTTATATTCTGGCATCGAAACAATCTGCACAACGCTTTCCCCAAGATCAAGCAATACTGGAGAGTTGCACCAAAAGATTGACTGCCTCGGTCTTTTCCATTCCATCTTTGCGAATCCATTATCTGCGGTACTCCAACTAAGCTTACCTATGCAATCAAAAACCCATATCATATTCCCATATCCATCCTCCCGCTGCATTATCTCCTCTGGGCTTATGTGGCTATGCTGGAATTCGACTGCGTATCTTGTGCCATTAAAGAATGCCTGGGCATCCATCCTGTGCCTTATCCCGCTTACTGTAATCGTCTGCTCGGTATTCTCTGGCCTGAAGTGCGACTTCCATCCGCGATGCCAATCTGTCTCTGGCTCATGCCAAGTATCTGGGTCTGCCGTTTCTCTGGCCCAATGATGGTGTTTGATCTGTCCACACTTTGCAATTAGAGGAGCGTCATCGTAGTCTAGGCTTCTACCGCCCTTCGTCGGCCTCTTGCCATGCTTGTCGTACATCATGGCCGCACCCCGCATACAATGCTTATCTTAAAGTTCATTTATTTAGATGGAGGGTGGCATCGGAAATTAAGTATGCAAGTGATAAATTAAATCATGCCCCTTTGTTTCAAATGGCTGAACTTTCGTCGCCAGCCGCAAGATCTCCTTGCGTACCATTCGGGACATTAAGTTCATAATTAAAATTCAAACTGGCTCTGATTCAAGGGGTAGACACACTGAGGAAACGCCCGATGCAAGATCTCCTTGCATACCACAACGCCAGTTAGTTATTTGATTGCCTCCTCTGCTGTATGACAGAAGCCTGGGAACAGGTCAAGATATTCTATGTTCCTGCCGTACCTATCTGCGGTATATATTTCTATGGTTATCCCGTAGAAGTCTGCATCATGCCATAGCTCCGAGTATGCCTTCAGCTTATCCGTTCGAAGCTTGGAATAGTCCTCAATCTCCATCAGTCCAATTATCTTTTTATCCTCATCTATCTTGTAAAGGTCTGGAAGATATTTATCTGCAACAGCAAATATAGATGCAGCCAGATCATGGTCTGGCTCATCCTTATCAAGCCACCTTGCGAGCGCATCAAGGACAGTCTTTTTATATCCAAACCTTTTCCACCCATCATGGGTCATGGCAATCTTCTTCGCCGCAATCTGCTCTAAGTCGCTCACAACTCCATCGCCTTTTGCGATGCAAGCACAATATTCTGCGCTGTTATATTCCGCAGGGCATTGCACCAGTATTGGGTCTTCGGGGTGCGATTGCTCGCATCCTTGCACTTCGCCTGTGGCAAACCAGCGTGCGGACGGCAAGGTGCGTGTGGGCAGGTATCGGGTTTGAATATTGATACGTTCTTCGGATAGTAGGTCATACGATCCGCTGGGTCATAGCTGCCCCACAGCGACACACACGGCGTATCCAACCCCGCAGCCATGTGATTGACTGAACTATCGGGTGCAACAACGAAGTCAGCCCCGCTGATAATCGGGAAAAGCGAGCGCACAGCCTTGGTGCAGTTGAATAAGTCAATTACTCGCGGATGATCCACCTTAAAGTTGTTTGAGTTATCCAGCCCGATAATCACAGCGTGATGTTTGGGGTAAGCCTCAAGCAACGCCAGCACCGCTTCCTGCCCCATCGTTGGCGGGTAGGTACGGGTCGGACCACTGGACGAAACGTGGTAAGCAAAGAACGGACTAGGCAACGGCCACTTGCCCATAGCCTTTAGTTCATCGTGATCTGGCTCGATGAGATGTAGAACTGGCTTACAATACTTCGCCATCGCCTTCTCATCCCATACACCCATCCACTCGTAAATCCGCTGGTAGCAGTTGCCAGGACCAGTGCCTAGCTTCGTGTTGCCAACCTGCCCGCTGAACAGATCGTCAGTAGGCAGGTGTGCGTCAAAAGAATCCCAAGCCTCCAGCGAGGACGGCAACGGCCACAGTTTTGCACCCAGCCCAGCGTAGAGAGGTAAATTGCGAGCAGGAGCGTAAACTTCAACAACCCCACCCGACTCTTGCACCAAGTAGTTGACGAAGGCAGTAGCGATGATCGCGTCACCG